CTAATATACCTTTAAATCCTGTTTGATTTTCTTCTGCCATTATACTACTCTTTTCTCCAATTTTTTCATGGTATCATACATTCTTTGTGCTCCTTTTTCAATGCTGCCGTTGCCTGCTCCTCGAACCGCGTCTGCTGTAAATACAAACTCGTTCTTAGATAACATGGCAGGTACATCATCTGCTTTTTCTTTTATACCTACTGGCACAAATCCACCCTTGTCTCTGTAGTCTCGTTCCATGACTCCGGCTTTATTAGTTGTCATGACACCTGTTGGCATGCCGCCGCCTGCTAGTTTTTGTGGGTCAATATCTCGTACTCTTTTAAAAGGTGGTTGTCCTATAGATTCTAAGTACTGATTAAAGGCAGCAGCTTCTGCTCCATTTCTAAACGTAAGTGGTGTTCCGTCTGGTAACACCCCATTAATTATTACTTGTATACCTACTCCTGCTCCAGCATCTGGATTTTCTTGTCTATACTTTGCATAGCCTTCAAGTATCTGTTGATCTGTCATAGGTTCTACGGGTAGGGTTGGAAAGAAAGGTGGAGTAGGTGGATTTAATTCTCTTTCTTCTAAAATTTCTTCGTCCGTCAAAGGTGGTGCTACGGGTGGTTCTGCAGGACCTACTACTTTTTCATATAGGTCTACTATATCAACTGGTTTCGTAACTACTCTTGGTGGTATTGATGGTTGTTCAGGTGCAGGGCCTACTACTTTTTCATATAAATCTGGTAACAATCTATCTATGCCACCTGGCCCTGGGTCTTGAGGTATAACTCTTTCAATAAAGTTATCTGGTTTACTCGGTTGTGGAAATAAACCCGGTTGACCTGGCATTACTGGTAACAGGGGCTGAACATCTCCACCTGGAGGTTGAATTGGTTTAGATATCGGTAAGTCAGGTTCTTCTATTTTTATAGGCGCTGCTTTAGGTGCAGGCGGAACTACAGGCTCTACGTAACCTGGTATGTTTCTTCTAGCTTGTCTGAACTGTTGTGCTACTGCTGCTTGGTTAGCTAAATTACGTCTTATGTTTTCTGCGAGTGTATTAGCCATGGTAATACCACCAGTTTGATAACCAGCTCTACCACCATCTCTAATATTAACTCTATCAATAAATGCTTTCTTTTGTTCATCAGTCATGGACGAATATTCTTTGTCAAATTTAAAATAATTATCAAAATATGATTCCATTTTTCTACCAACATTTTCTCTTCTTCTAGTCATATATTCTTCATAAGTTTCACCTTCTTGTTGTGGTGGTTCATCTGCTAAAAATGCTTGATAGATATATGTCGCTGCACTAGTCACTCCACCAACTAATATCTGTTGTTGCACTAATGAAGGTAAATCTTTTAATATTGGAACATCTTTAAACAACCCCGTAGCATCTCTCATAAACCCTGTACCTACATCTTTTGATTTTGTCGCAACATTTGCAACATCAGTTTTTCCTGCTCCCTCTGTGCCACTAAATAAATCCTTTATAGCAGTTGTTCTGTCTGCACTTAATGGAGATGTAAAACCACCTTTTAATCCTCCACCAAATGGATCAGCTCCACCTAAAGCTCTCGTACCTGCTCCAAAAGCAAAAGTTCCAACTCCTTGTTTAAATGCATCGCTGATGCTGCCTCTTTGATCAAATCTACCTATACCTCTCATGAGTCCTGCAATACCTGGATTGAAAGGTGCAACAAACGGTGCAGCTTTGACTGCAATATCTGCTAACTCATTAGGTATAAGTTTTCTAAATCTCTCTTTTAATTTACTACCAAGACCATATTTTTTTCTAGGAATAACACTGGCTATCCCACCTTTATCACGTAACTGTCTTGGCATTTTTGCTCTATTGATCATATATGTTAAATGTTGTTATTTTTAAAAGGCAGGGATTTCACCTGAATTTACATTATTACTTGTTTTTAACAAGTAAATCAAGACTATGTTGTAACCTCTCTAGGCTTAGATTGTAGGGCCGAAAGGACTACATGTAGTCTATTAGCTGTAGCTGCAGTCACTTTTAGTATCTCACTTTCCTCTAATACTAAAGGTGCTGATAATAATTCTGTTGTGCCATTTGCTGATATAGACTTTGTCTTAAAAAGACTAAATACGTTACTACTGGTGTCAGTAATAGTCACTGTTATAGTGTCAGCATTACCAGAGTCCTCTGATACTAATATAGATTTTATAATAGCAGTGGTTGCTGATGGCACTGTATATAGTGTTGTAGCTGACGTAGTTGTTAAATCTACCTTTTTATTTACGAATGAATTAGCCAAAGAAGTATGCCTCCGCTTCTGCCTCGTCTTTTAAATCTTGTTGATAGGTAGTATTTAATTTTTGCACAATACTATCTACATCTCTAACAAACGATTGTTGTATTTGTTGATCGTAGTCCTCTGCTGGTTGTGTTAATGCTTGTACTATTCTAGCCACGTTTCTTAACTCCTTTAATTTTCTTTTTATTTAACGATGCATAAAAAACCTGTTCTCCACGTTTCTTACCGTATTGCTTTTTCATAGAAGTCATTATCTTTTTACCTTTTTTATTTAGTGGCATTATCTTCTACCATCTGGTTGATAATCTATTCTAAATGTTCCCAACTTCCAAAACTGACTGGTGCTAGTATTTTCTACTTTTAAAGATATCTCTCTAGCCCTAGCACGTGTATCTATCTTTTGTGTAGCACTGCTTATAGTAAATGGTCCTAATGTAGAACTAGCTTGTGTATCGTTTGGAAAATCTCTTAGATTTAATGTTATTCTAGAGTCTCCTGTTTGTGCAAGAAAGTCTGGTAACACTCTTCTTATTTTCATCATAAACTCACCATCACCTGCTAGTCCCTGTTGACCAATATCAAAACTACCAGATTCTATACTCGCTGTAATAGCAGTTGTTGCACCTTCTCTTATTTGATCTAAACCTGTTTCATGTTCATAGTAATAACTTACACCATCGGTATTACCTTGCACAAATGTAGAAGAACCAGATGTACCATTAGAACTTGTATCGTATTCTGTTGCATGTGGTTTACCGAATACAGCAGAGTCTTGCCACGAAGTTCTAGCTAATGTACCAACAGTCCACACTGGTCGCTCGGGACTTGAATCTAGATAATTGTATGCAACCATTCTATTTACTGTTCCTGAACCTGAGTTAGGATAGAACCACATTACCTCACCAAACAAGTTATTAAGACCTGCATTAATATGTTGTTTTGGAATTGTATTAATATCATCAAATACATGATCCTCAACTAAACATGGTAGCGATTCTAGTTTACCTGTATATCTAAAGAAGCCATTCTCTGACATCCAGTATGCTGTACCATCAACCTCAACGGCTGCATTCTGTCCAATTAATCCACAGTTTGTACCAACCTGTTGAAATGAGAATGTAAATGGTGGACCAACAAATCTCATAATAAATAATGCAGTATCAGTCCAAACATAGATTGCATCTCTACCACGTATCGCTCCTACAATTTTAGATCCATCTGCTAGTCTTTGTGTACCTGCAGTATTAGTTGCACTTGGTGTGTATGTGCCTATGTCCTCTTGAGAGGAGAATCTTATAAACATAGGGTCTTGTGTAGATGAAGTTCCTATAGTTGTTTCTGTGCCAAAAAATACTAAGTGTCTATCTGGTGTAGATACTAAACTAAATGCAGAGGCCGTTGGTGCACCTGATATTATAGTTGCTCTGGTGTTGTTTGCACCCGTTGGGTTTGAGTCCCATTCAAAACTTTCACCACCGTTAATAGTTGCAATTAATTTATTACCAAAATTATCTAAAGACCATAAACCTGGTGCTGTTACAATATCTCCTGATGCTGCAGAGTTCCATGCAAAATAATTAGATGCATCGGTTACTGTTGCACCTGAACTGTGTATCGCTGCCGTTGTACCAGTAGCGCCTCTTGTTAATCCTGATAATGTTCCTCCGCTATTTCCTGTGTATGTAATTAGCTCTGTTCCTATTTGAACTGTACCAGATGATGCAAAAGAAGATGAACTTGCCATTGTTAGTGATGTTGCACTGGCACTTAACTCTGATGATAATGTAGATGTAAATTGTCCTTGTTGCACACCACCCCATGATCCAAGTCCCCAACCTGTTGTTGCAACCTCTACTGCTGGTCCCACAGGATAGTAGTGTCTTACTCTAATACCACCAGATGTAGTGGCACCAGATCCAGACTCATTTGAGCCAACATCAATTGTTAAAGTTGTATCTGTTGGTATTGATTTTACCATAAACTTTACGTCATCAAAAGTTGTAGAACTAAAATTAGAGTTTGTTATGGATGAAAAATTATCACAAAGTATAATGTCGCCAACACCAATATTGTGTGCAGATGCAAATGTTATTGTTACAGTTGATGAACCGTTGGTTGTAGTAAATGCAGATGTTAGACTTGTTGTAGATTTAATTGGATGCACATCATAAAAGATACCACCAGAATATACATATAAAATACTACTACCACCTAGTGCAGCATACTTGATACCTGATGTATTAACAAAGTGATGGATAGCAGTATTACGTCCTGTCATTTCAACAGAACCTAGTTGCGCCCAACCACCTATCTTTTCAGGTGTGCCGTATCTAAATCTAACATTGTCACCGTTAACCCATTGACCCTCGCCGCCTGTTGCGGTTACTTGTTTATTGAATCCTGGCGCAAACTTTACCTTCTGTAACATAGTATGATCCTATGCTGCACTACGGTTTAGTTGGCCACGTAGCGTTTTCACATTTCTCAACAGTATCTTTACCTGCAGGCAAGTCTCTAAGATCTTGTCTGTATGTTTTCATGTCGTCTGACATAGTAACATCAGATAAACCATAGTAATCAGTCGCAGCAAGAAGTCTATTTCTTTTAGCTCTAAGGTCAGCTAAAGCTCTAGCAGGGGCTGCATCTGCCCATGCTTGTTCTTCAGCGTCTCTAGCTGCTTCTTCTTCAGCTGTAAACTGTACTTTGTTACCGTTTATATTATGATATCTTGGCATTGTGTTTTTCTCCTTAATTAATTCCGTATAGGCAAATATCTCCAGCGTCTATGTTGCCACTAGCAAATGAAAATTGCACAGCATCTATAGCTGATGTAGTATTTCCATATCCAGCTATAAAGTTATTTCTAGTTCCATTTCCTTCATCACAAGCATTATTAGTTGCTATAAAGTGTTTTACAAATGTTGTAGAGGAAGGATTAAATAATGTTAATGTACCAGATATTGCTTGATCATTATCATTACCACTACCTGCTAATTGTTGAGTGCCAGTTCCTTGTGCTAAATCTTGACTAGTTCTATATTCAAGAGCAGTGGCCGAATCATCTTCTTTATGTCTTGCCCTAAAAAATGTTGTAGTTTTTGCAACATTATAGTTACTACCAGTATCTGCACTTAAATTAAATACCAAACTAACATCATTAGTTGCTGGATGTATATTATTAAAAGTAAATAAATATTCTTTATAAGTAGAATCTAATACTACATCTGATGTTCCATTTACAAAACTTAAATCACTACTAGAACTAGCAGTCAACTTTTTAATAAAGACCATAGATCCAGTATTCAAAGACCCAAAGGTTGTAACCGATCTAACTCCTCTATCATTAAGTGTAACTATACTCATTATGAATCCTTTAGTCCGTAGAGTTTTATAGTGCCAGCGTCTATATTTCCTGATGACATTTTGAATTGAACAGCATCAATAGCTGCTGTTACATTACAATAACCAGCAACTTTAACATCAACTGAGTAATCTGATTGATGATAAGTATTAGAATTTGACATAAAATGTTTTACAAATGTCGTAGATGAAGGATTAAATAAAAAAAGTTCACCACTACAACTTTCATCATTACCATTTCCTAAATCATCAGAAAGATATTGAAATCCTGTGCCTTGTGCCAAATCACTTCCAGCAGTATATTCTAAAGCTGTGGCACTATCAGCTTCATCATGATATGCTCTAAAGTATGTAGTAGTTTTAGTAGCATCATAATCTGTGCTGCCATCTCTAAAGCCTACTGTAAAAAAAACTCCATTAGTTGCTGGATGAATATTAATAAACTTAAATAAATAAATAGGATATGTAGAATCTAAAACAACATCACTAGTTCCGTTAACAAAAGTAACTGCCGAATCACTAGAGGCTGTAACAGTTTTAATATGTGTCAATGCTTTAGCTGCCCCAGGTACGGCTGAAATATTTGCAATGCTTCTATTGTTATAAGTTACAATTGACAT